ATTTTTTATTTTTTAGTTTTTGATATTCTTTTCAATGTTTCCAAGTGTCTTCAAGTCGCTGTTGAGTTGTCCGATGATGCGGTTGAAGTCGTCATCATGGATGCTGATTTCTGCAGCGCCCGCATTGATTAGACTTTGTACCGTTTCAATGTGTCCGATACCGAATACTGTATCTCCTACAACTCCGAAGTAACCTTGTTTACCTGAATGACTGCGCATAACTAACATTTTTTCTTTTCCTCTTTTCTTTGTGCTTGCTTGTTGTGGTGCTGTTGCGTCTTGTGTAAATGGCAACTCAAACCAACCGACCATGCGTTGGCTTGGTGCGTTCCAATCAACATAACTAAATGTTCCATCACTTGATAAGTTTCTACGAACTCTACGAACCCATCCGCCATTGTAGAGAGCGTCTGCATTGCCGTCTATGTTCTGCTCAATGGTTGTAATCGTTCCGTCTGCGTGTACTGCGATTACAAATCCGATATGTCCGAACGGATGGTACGGAGAACAGTCAGCAACGAATACAGAGCATACAGGAGGATTATTAGAACCGTTGAAGTACGTCACCTTCAACCCCAACAGAGAAGCCCTGTCTAGTCCGTCTATGGCGTTTAAGTAACTAAAATTGAGATTATACAATCCCTGATACTGCAAGATATTATCAATTGCAGCAACACATGGCCCGCCATAAGGATTAGTTGGAACAGTTAGGCGTTGATCGACTACGCTATTTAGCGTATCTAGTAATTGTCTTTGAGTAGTCAAAAGACCGCCTCCTTTTTATTAGTCTTCTTTTGGCTTGTTGTAGTCAAGAGCTTGACGGCTATCTGTCAGACCTGCTGTAGTTGGGTCATTGACGATTCCAATCAAGACAAGGAAGGCAAATAGAACGTTGATAAAGACTAAAATCTTATCGATGGTAGCCCCAAACTCAAGTTTAATCCCGAAGATGTCCGCAAATGCTTGGAAGAGCAAAGCAAGGGCTGGCACAAGAGCGAGCCAAAAGTTTTTGTTTTTCAAGCGTACAGTCCAGTTAATGTTTTTCATATTGTATTTCCTTCTTTCTTTTTATCGATTGCTAGTGATTAAGGTTTTAAGCTCTCTTACGTCTTCGCTCAACACCTTAACTTGTTCTGCTAAGACCAGGATGGCCTTGTTCTGTTCGTCGTGATTATCCAAGCGCTTGTTGGCAGAAGCCTTAAACTCTCTCAAGTTCTCAACATCTTTTTCGATAATCACCATGCGTTTTTCTTGGGCTATGATTGCCCCTTTGAAGTTTCCGTAAATACCTAAGCAGACACCGATAAAGCCAATCATCATACTAATGTCTTCTGGTGTAAAATGAATCATGCCACACCACCACCTTGAATGTTTGGCATGACGATTGAAACTGCTCCACGTTGAATCAATACTTGAACTTCTTCTCCGTTGTAGTTCCAATTGTCGATAAACTTCAAGATGACTGGTGAATCTTTAGGGTATTTAGGGTTGGTGTCGTATGGGTATTTAGCTTGAACAATATCTCCTGTGTGATACCGTTTCTTATCTTTCATCGTTGGTAATATTTTAGAAATAGCCTGATAGGTACTCAAAGGCATATTACCATTTGAAATAGTGTAATCAATAAAGATTGTCTGTAATTTATCCAAGCGCTCTGTCACTTCTGTGTTTTCATCAGTCTGCTTAGATGTCATATCCAATTTTTGTTGCATGTCCGTGATGACACTTGTTGGATCTAACTCTGTTGTAACTATTCTCTTTACAACTTCGATTAGCGATTCGTCACTTTCGTCCATGCGGTTTCCTTCCAACACACGGTCGTATGCTGTGTAGGGGTCGTCGCATCGGATTGCTACAAATGTTTTGTTTGCTTCTCGTAGATATTTATTTACTACTTTAAATTTCATATCACATTCCTTTCTCTGCTTCGTCAAATAGTTCTTTCAGTTCAGGGTTTGCTTCCATCACTTTGTTGATAGCTTCCAATGCTTCTTGTGATTCGCCAAGAAGAGCTTTCAAGTTTGCATTTTCTACTGACATATTGGCTATTTTGATAGCTAGTTCATTGATAATCTTATCTGTTGTATTCATTAAATCTTGTAACCTCGTTTTCTTAAAACTCCTGTGATATGCGTTTTAGCTCCATCCTTAACCACATTATTTTGTACCAATTGCCCAAAGCAAGTGAGCAAGTCCCAAAGGTAATCACCAACACTCACACCTCCACCAAGATAGAAGTTCTTAGAATAAACACCTTCAAGGAAGAAGTCACCACGGCCGATGAAGTGCTTCACCCCATTTTGATTCATTGGTAAGATGTAAGTCTTTCCGTCTTCTGTATTCCCGTGGAAGTTCCAAGGGCTACGATACTTGCCGTTGTTATAAATAAGAACACGGTCTCCGACAAATTCAGTAAGAGATTCTTTGTAACCTCCGCCCGTACCAGACCATATCCGAATACCTGCGAAAGTTTCATTATCGTGTCTTTCTGTCTTGTCGTGGTTTGTACCAAAAATCATTAAGGCTGAGTTTGTATCCCTGAAATGCTCTGAGATAAAGCCTCCCTTTTTCAGCTTGATGAATTGAGAAGAACTCGTACCCTCAATCCGTCTGATAACAGACTCTTCACCAGTTGATGTCCAGATACCTTTCTGCAAGTCAATCCTCAACTCTCCATTTAGAGATTCAATCATACCGCCCCGCATGGTTAAACCTTGGAGCTTACCACTGACAATGTTGTTTGCGTTTAGGTTGATGAGGTTCACTATTCCAGCATCTAGTGTACCTGCTGTTATCTTGTCTGCTGATATATTGGCGATCATGCTGCTTTTGATAATAGCATCATCAATCAGAGTTCTACCGTTTAAGTGGATAACTTCCCCTTGAATACGGATGCTACTGCCTACAGTATTAATCTGAGATACAATATCACCGTTTGAGTTCAGGTTTTGGACAGCCCACGAACCAGCTAACTGAGTGACCTTGGTACTGACCGCATCAATCTGTTCTCCATAATCTTCATCTGCTTGTGACCAATCCGACGGTACGTTTCCCAGTTCCAGCTTGTAGCCTGCGACAAAAAGCTTGGCATTTTTGTTGTTGCGCTCAAATCGAGGAGTCATCAATCCTGCTTTAGTAACCGAAAATGTAGCAGATACCCTTGTCCAGTTAGTACCTACTGATATGTCTTTTCTCGTCAATGATAGCGAAGCTCTAGGCTCTACCAACCTATTATCAAGATACATAAATACAAGGTCATTCTCAATGCTACTTTTCACATAGGCGCTAAACGTATAGGTCTCACCGACTCGAACTTCAACTACTTCCGACAAACCGAGCCATTCTTCCTGTCGGCTATAGACTGACAAGCCTAAATATTTCTCTTGCTCAAGTGTCCATTTGGCCTTGTTGAACCAGTCGCCAGAAAATTCTTTTGTTCCGACCATTAGGTTTCTTCCTCCGACCCTGAGTCTTGAAACTTCAGATTGGATAATTCCGCTTCCCATGACCATTTTAGAAATTTTAGTAGCAATACCATCTTCACTAGAACCTAAAATACGTTCATAGAGTTTAGATGTTTCTTGCACCTGTTGAAATTCAACCTTACCAGCAAACTGTTTAGTAAGATTAGCAAAGCGTCCATCTGTGGATTGCTTGTAATCTGCAATCTTTTTCTCTACAGTATCAGGTAAAGTCTTTAAAGACTCCAGCGACTTCTTCATAGCCTCTACAGCATTAGTGTTAGCACCAGAAGCTGTCAACGCCTTCTGTGTCTCTTCCCCTTGTGCAACGATAGCTTGGTTGATTTTATCAACTTCTTTTTTAAAGTCGTCTTTAATCTGGTCAGCCCATTTGTTTCCAAAGGTTCTTACCAATTCAATCCAATGCTCACCATCCCATGTATACATGATGTGGTAGCCTTCATGGTCTGGGTCTGGTTTGTACCACAAGTCGCCAACCTTCACTTTATCGGTCGGGGGGTCTTCGCTCCTATACCAGTTACGGTTAAATCCTCCTGCCCCATCTAGGAAGTCTAGCGCTCTCTTCTTAGAAAGCTCTACCGTGGAGTTTTGAAGGTCTGATTCAGATTGACTCTGTTGTAATTCTTTCAGACCGTCAGATTGGTTTATCTGATCGCCTAGCTTAATCTCAATAACTTCATTTGAAAGTCTTTCTCGTTTGATGTCAAAGATACGTGTCTCATAGTCGATGTTCATATCTGGACGGACAACACGGACGGTATCACCAATTTCACCTTTTAAGTATGCTGTAGTTGTAGAGAAAGTCACTTTAGGGTGAGCGTTTGCTACAAGGTAATCATAGGTCATTTGAATCAGTTCGTTAGGGTCGTCTGTATCAAAATCAACCTTACCAATTCTGGGCCTCATACCTGTATCTGATTTAATACCATACTTCTCAGTAAGCTCTGTAAGTTCTAAATAAGGAACACCTTTAGGCTTGTTCAAAGGATTCTGTGGTTTTGTCCATACTAAATCCTTGAAATTCTTCTTGCGACTGTAACCGTTCCGTCTGTCGTCATTGGCTTCTGGAACAGAAACAATCTCAGAGTTACCAAGACCGATAACGGCTGTGTAAAACTCTGCTCGTTCTTCTTCCTTGATAATCTTTAAGGCATTATGGCCATAAGTCACACGCTGACCAGTTCTATCTCCTATGCGTTTCTTCAAGTCGATATACCGTGCGCCAATTTTATTCAAACTGATTTCAACGAAGAATTGCATTTCAAGATTGAACTTGTCACACACACGGAGCAGGCCATCGAAAACAGATAGGAAATAGAAAGTCAGATTCTTTTGTTCTGTCTCTGGTTTGTAGCGTAACTGCCAATTTGTATTTTGTAGCAAATACTCTTTCCTATCCTTTGGAAAAGGGTGAGTGCTCACCCATTTAAATGCCGAAGGCGGAGTATTCTCATCATCTATCACCCCTATAAACTCAGCAAAAGGTTTAGGGTCTATCTTCGCATTTTGTATATAGGTAAGTCCCACAAGGTCGGCTTCTTTTTCCATATTTCGGTTAAAAGCACTCGAAGATACGATTCTGCCTACTTCTGTAATCATCGAAAGGTCTGACCGCCCCGAAATAATAGCAAACAAAGTGCCTATCCCTAATTCTCTTACAAGCGACTGCATTACGTGATCTTTTTCAATATGCGCCAGCTCGTGCCCAATCACCCCACAAAGGGCTTCTGGGCTTGAGGTCTTTTTTACAAGTCCTGTATAAATCATCAGCTGGTGGTTAGGCAAAGCAAAAGCATTTACCTCCTCACTATCTAATAAGTACACTTTCAGCTCCTTGCGGTCGATGTTATTAGCATCACATATTTTGGTCACCATACTGTCGATAGTCGCTACTGCAAGGCTATCGTCTACCACCGAGTTTCTGCTTGTGAAGTCCTTAAACATCATTTCACCCAGCTTCACCTCTATTTTCTTTACGTATTCATTCCTTATCAGCGGGTTAATCTTAAAAATCCCCAACCAGTTTACTTGTTGCAGTAAAAACCAACCGCCAAAGAAAACACACAGTAAAATAGTGCCTCTTGATATTACTTTATTCATTATTTTTTCACTATTAAATCTACAATATCACCGTAAAACCACCACGATAAATGTTCGCCCTTGCGTATCTTTATGGCAGAATAAAACGTGCCTATAATTTCATAGACATTAAAGATAAAGGCAATAATCAGCCAAGCAATATAAGCATTAGTTACTAAATTGCTCCCCAATACTATTGATACAGTCCACCAGAAAGTAGTGGTGTTTACAAAAAATAAGAAGAGTTGTGGCTTTTAATTTCAGTTACAACTTTTCTTATTATAAATTAAATCATTATTGGACATAACAACAATACTTCTTTAAAATCATTTTTTAAAAAACAATTCAACAACTCTCAAAATACAAAAAGTAATTCCACTAGCAATAACAGGCCCTGCGGCAATCCCTTTAAAAAATACAACTCCCATTATTGTTCCAATTACTAGAGCGACTGTAATTTCAGGCTGCCCCGAGAGTAATCCTATTCCTTTTGAAGAAAGAATAGAAACGGTAATTCCACTTATAATCGCAATCCATCCAATCGGAGATTTAAAAGCATTTAATAAATGAGAAAAACCAATTTCTCCTGTAGCAATAGGAATTAAAATAGCAACTGTGATTACTAAAACACCCCAATTTATACCTTCTTTTCTAAATTGAGTCATAAAATTTTGAATATCAATTCCTTTTAATTTATAACTTTCTGTAATATTAAATAAAACTTTTAAAATTAACACGAAAATTGTTGCATAAACTATGGATTTATTCTGTGTAATTGCACCAACTAATAAAATTAGCCCTAAAAAAATAAAACTTTCCAAAATTTTTCCTTTCTATTTTTGTCATTTTATACTAAATTCCATTTAAACAATAAACATTATATTTTAGTTAGTAATAAAAGACCAAGAATTATTTGCTAAATAAAAATTTTTAATAAATTCATTATTTAAATGGAAAAATAGTATTACTTAATTTGTTCTAAAATAAACGGATCCTTTATTTTAGCGTCTTCTGCAAATAAAATGATTTTACTCATAATTTCAGCTGTTTTGGGATCTTCATCAACAAATGGTAGAAATATCCTTCCTCTATGCTGAGAATGTATTGGAAGTACATTTATTTCAGCTCCTGCTCTCTGATGAACTACTCCACTTCCCAAATGAACTGTGTATTCTGCACGTTCACCTTTTATTATAGCATGTTTTTCAGTAAATGTAATATTTTTAAGTTTAAATAATTTAAGATTAAACTCAACAATAGCTTTTCTCATTTCAACAGTTGAATGACTAGCTTCAGGATCAACACCGCCAACATGAGCTACACTTACAGCCAGATCCACATCTCTCATTACTTCTGTAAAGATTAAATCAGGAATATCATCTATAAGCATCGGTTTAAAGGTCTTTCTGTCGTAAAAACAAACCCATTCAAGTGTTGGAGCTTCAATATCAGATGGAGAAAACCAGTCTGCCATTGCATAAATTTTTGCTATAATATTATTTTTATAATAAATTTTTTGCAGCCCTTCTTCATAATCAGCAACCCATCTTCTATTTTTTAGTACAGCAACAGTTTTATTTGGCTGAATTTGATGTCCAGCATATCTTAATGAATTTTCCTTGCCTTTTTCATCCCGAGTTTTTATATAAATTTCTCTAAATATCTGTTTAAACGGCTGTTTTATCTGTTTTGTGAATAGGTCTTGCTGGTACTCGCTCCATTTTCCACTGTTATACAAATCAAGAGCATGAGCAATTTTTAACACTTGACTTTCTTCAAGTTCGAGAATTTCTCCATTTACAGTTACAAGAGTACCATCACTGTAGTAACCAAGATTGTTTTCAGATTTGAAAACGAGAGTGTCCAGCAATGGTGAAATTACAGGATTTTCCATTAGATTTTTTATTTCATAATTGTAGAATTCTGTACCGTCTTCCATTGCCTCTTCTAGCATTTTTTTAGAACGTCTATATTGTTCCTTCAAATTTTTATTAACTTCCTTAATTTCTTCAATATATTTATTTTTCTTTAGTTTTACTGGCATTGTTTTCAAAGTTTTTCCGTTTTTTTCAAAAACTGTTTTAGTTTGTCCAAATTCATCAATTTTTATAAACACAGATATTTCGTCAATTATTTTTGGCTCAAAATATTTTTGCATTTCATTAATTAAAGCTGTTTCCATACTCCAAATTAAACGAATTACATCTGAATATCCAGCATTTCTTGATAAATTTTCAAGCGATATTTCAAAAGCCTTTGCCTCGCTTACCCGACGCTGAGCTCCAAACTGCTTACTTTCTTTTAGAAATTTCTGCAAAAATTTGTACCTATGAAGTAAATCTTTGTCACGAGCCTTTTTTAATGGAATTAATGAATAGCTAGCAACCAAGTCTTTATTTCTCTTGTCTTGAATCTTTGTTTCAGTTTCCTTTAATTTTAACTTTCCTTGTACAGCGTCTGCAAACATTCTTGCCCGTGAATGCTTTGCCCCATCTGAGACATATTTTGCTGACTCATAAAGCATCTCAAAGCGTTTTTTCCCCAGCTCCTTATAAGCAGACTTGAACCAGTCAATGTCAAAAGCTCCCACAGCCAAGTCTTCCACAGAAATTGGAGTATATTTGGCAAATAGACTTTCCATATTTTTAGACACATCACTTATATGAGCATGGAAATAGTAACAGGCACTTTCCATTCCTTTCCAGCCTAAATATTTCTGAATAAGTGGTATCCAACGCGGTGCATACATTGCCACTTCTATAAGTCGCTGCTGACTAATTTTGCTTCCTTTTATTTTTTTAGCAAATAGTTCACTAGTATCTGTTTTATCTGGAAAACTATTTTTCAGAAGATGGCTCAAATTTGATTTTTTGGAATCATCGCTATAATAATAGGAATAATAACCACCTCTTTCCAGCTTTTCATTCCCCAGTGCCATCAAAATCTTGATAAGATTGTCAACACCTTTTACAATCGGTATCTGATGAATAGTATTCGAGTATTCCACGGGATTTTCCCCTCTTTTAAACTCCAAATCCAAAATATAGTCTATTATTTTTTGTCCTTCTGTTCTAAAAAATTCCATAACTTTCTGTTCATCTTGATTTCTTTTAGAATCTTCATTATTATAAATAAAATTGCACAAAGTTCTTATATTGTCCTTTACATTTCCACGATTAAGCACTTCAATGTAAAACTCATCTTTTGCAATAATTCCTTTTGTTACAGCAAGAGCAAATTCATAAAGTGAAATCAGCTCACCATTTAATTCTCCATTTTTCTTTTGTACATAATTATACATTTTTTTATAAATTTCATATTTTAAGATAAACTGCTCACAAAATTCCTTGTCATCTGAATAATACTTTATAGTATTTTTAGCCTCTCGAAAAATTAGATTATTTTCAAAAATACTTGAATACATTTCTTTGGAATCATCTCTTCCCCAGTGATTTTTTCCCTGCTTTGTCAAAATCTTGCTTTCTTCCAAATGATCGTAAACATAAGAAAATACAGTTTTTCCAAATTCATACTGATATTTTTTATTTTTTTCTTCATTTTTGTATTCATTTACAAGCACGTGTATAATTTGAGATATTTTTCCAACCGAATAATAATATCCTTTATTTACCTCAAAATGCTTTAAATCATTATTTTTTCTTTGCTCAAATATTATTTTTTCAATTAAGTTATTTGCACCAAATCCAAGCATTTCATTCGTATAGTTTAAATATTCCTTTGCTGAAAATCTTTCCTTTGTAAATAAATAGACTTGGTACAGTGTTTCAAAATTCTTAATTTCTGTTTCATAAAATTCTCGCCATATTTCCTCCAGCGGATAATCCTCCAATTTCTGATTTCCATAATCGTATTTTCTATCCAAAGAAAAAATAGGAGAAAATGTATTAGAAAGCAAAGCTTCTTCTCCATAAACAGTTTTGTACTCATAATTTTCGTATTTTACATACAAATCGTTTAATTTTTTTACAATTTCCAAAAGTTCATCAATAGACTTTGTAAATATTTGTTTTATATCTAATTTTTTCTCTAAAAATTCTTTATTTTCAAAACTTGGTTCATAATTAATGTTATATTTGAGTTCCTCATTAACAGCTTTTTTCTCTTCCCTATTAATTTCACTAATTAAAACAATTTCACTTGAAGTAGGTTCTTTCACAAGTTTTACGTACTTCTTCAATGTTTTCATATCGTCTTTTTTCTCATTTTTAGCCTTCAAAATCAAGTCAAATGCGGCCAGCCGTTTATTTACATCCTTTGTCTTTATAAGATTTTCAACACTTTCATAAAATGCCGTTTTTTTCTGCAAATAAAGTAAATTAATCAGATTTTTACGAACTTCTGGAGTTTTTAACTTTAGCATTTCTTCCATTTCTTTACAATATTTTTGGACTAAATTATGTTTTTTAGCTATTTCAAAGGCTTTATTAGTTACTGCACCGTCTTTTAAACTAGCAATCACAAATTTTTCATGATTTTCATTCTCAAATTTTTGAGCAACAAGCTGTAGAATATCCTCTTTTGTATAATAATTAAGAAATTTCGCATAATCTAAAATTTTATCAATATACTCACCTTTCAAAAAGAGTGATATTATTGCCATTTTATCAACAATTGCTACTTTATAAAGCGTAACCGAATACCATGGGAAAATACAAGGAGAAAAATCTTTTCTAACTTTTGTCATTTGTTTAACTAAATTTTCAAGTATTTCAAAAAATTCTTTTGCCTCACCTTCATTGTCAAAAAAATCACTCAATTTAACTTTTCCATTATTTATTCTCTGAAAGATCTGATAAGTGTTTACATTTCCCACAAGATTACTTGAATAGCATGCATAAATTTCCAAATCATCAGGATTTTTTTGAATAACTTTTTTTGAAATTTTTTGAGATAAGTCTGGATTTTGAATAATATCAAGGTAGTAGGAAGCAAGCAAAACAGTGTGACGTTTTCCAGTATTTATAAGTTTTTTAATCGCTTTTACAGCCACCGAAATATCTTCTCTTCCCTTTTGCCAAAGCCCTAACAAAACTTCCACATTATCATCACTTTTCAAAAGCTCATCAGCATACTTTGGATTTTCCACAAGTTTATTTATAATCTCAATTTCCTTTTTACTAACCCTGTCTGCATACATTTCTCCAATTCCTGTCCATGTTGCCAAAGCTCTTTTTACTGATGAAAAACGTAATAAATTATTATCATACACAATTTTAAACATATAATTAAAGTTTTCCACCGTTCCACCATCCATCGTTTCACAAATAGCCTGTCGTAGCCCTTCCTGAAGCTTTGCAGCCAATAGTAATTTCCCAACTAATTCTACAAGCTCGCGATTATTTGACGAAAAA